TGTTGCCGTTATCATTTACGAGCCAATCCAAAGCGTCCGGCAAATTGGATTTATCAATTACCCGGAACCGAACGACGAAAGCGAAAACGAACCCGATAATAACAAATGATTATGCAGTATAATAACAAAGATTATAAACCGAAATTGCACGACCGTTGGCGTGCATTAACCGTTAAAAACCCGTATGCAACGCAGTTGGTAACGGCGGCGTATGAGGACAACGGGATTGTTTACGGCGAAAAGTGTATTGAGGTACGCAGTAAAAACACGCCGTACCGGGGCGATTTAATGGTTTGTTCGTCCGCTAATCCCGTAATTCCGGGATATGAAAACGGGGTAACGTTGGGGTTGGTTGAATTGTACGACGTTAAGCCCGTCGCCGAGTTTACCCCGGAAGATTGGGAGAATACCCGCATACCGCCCGAAAAACGTAAATCCATTACAAAGGGGTTCGGTTGGCTGATGCGGAACCCCCGCCGGGTAGTTGAGTTTCCAATTAAGGGGCAATTGGGTATCTATAATCTCGTATATACCAAAGGCGTAATAACCGAATACCCACGGGCGTTGGTAGTTGATAAACAGAGTTACGAATTATTAAACAGAAAAGGAAATGAGTAAAAAACAAGTTGGAATTATCCGCAACAATGGCGACGTACATACGGCGCAAATTGGGTTTCATATCGGACGGGTTGGCGTATCTGTTTACGTCCGGGAATATTGGGAATATAAGAGTTGGTTTATTATTCCCGGCGTGTCTGTGGATGCGGTCAACGGTTACGACCGTTACGTTGACATTGAGGCGAAAATATTGTTTGTCGGCATTGGCATACGGTTTATATGGATTAAAAGAAAGGTAAAACGATGAAAGCAAAGATTTTATTGTTATCTTTGGCAACGCTTTTGTTGGGGGCGTGCCAAAGCGAGAACGAACCAACGGAAATATTTTATTTACTTCAAAAATCCGAGAGCATGGAAGAAAGATACGAGTTTGTAACGAATACCACGGCGGCAATGATACAGATAAACGCCCCCCGGTATAATTGCGAGATTGTCGAAGCCGCATTAGCGGGCGGCGATAGGATACGAATTTGCGTAAAAGGCGCAAAGGAAGATTTGGCCGCATTGTTTGACTATGTAAACGAAGTGGGCAAAGAATGAGAGTAAAGCAACCCGAACCGTTCGACCGGGAAAGAGAGTATAAGCCCGGCGAACGGGCAATTGTCAACGGTGCGGTTTTAATTACTACATTATGGACGCCCGCCGCACAACGGTTGGCGGATAGCCCCGGAACATTATTTTGTCAACGCTGCGTTCGTTGTAAGATTGGAAAAGATATTTGCACCGGGGCAAATCTGAAATGTGATAAATACAGCCGCACCGACCGAAAAACGATTTTTTGGCGGTTGGCATATCCAAAGAGTAACGCAGTAAGAACAATTAAAAAAAATAGCAATGAATAAGCAAGTATTAAGCCCCTTTGATTGCGATATGTGCGCAATGATTGAGGACATAACAAAACAAGAAATTGAGGTTACGGCGTCCGATACCTCAATACGTTTGAGTTGGGCGCAAAATGGAAGCGAGGGAAACGATAAAGCCGAGGGACAAAGGATTGAGGCGTTAAAACAGGCAATCCGGGGACGATTGGGCGACCGTCTTATTGAGTTCTTTTATGCCGATGGTAGGCAGTCGGTTTTTATGAAGTACGACCCGGAGGAATACCCGGAGGAAATGCGCACCCGTTTAGTTGACCCGGACGCCACGGCGGGAACCCGGTATTGTCGCACCTTGTTAGAGGTTGACGCAATCCAATTTCGCCGGGACAACGTGAACGACGTTTTGAAATTTACCGGAGGCGGAACGGTTACGACGCCCCGCACCCCGGACGGCAAAGCAATGTTTTCTTTTCCCGATGGCAACGGCATATTCGTTGACGTGCCGGAAAGTTGGTACATTATCCGGGAATTGAACGGACGATTTACCGCCCGCCCGGAACGGGATTTTAAACGAGAATTTGAACCTAAAAACAATCCCGTCGAAAATACCCAAAAGGAACCCACAAACAAAGGTTGCGGCGATTGTTCCAATTTCATGTATGAGGACGTAAACGGGAACGGTTATTGTGAGGCGTTCAAATCTGAACAAAGGTGCGGGAATTTACGTTGCCAAGAATATAAACCCAAAAAATAATAGAGCGATGAAAGAAAAAAGTTTTGCACAAGAATTGGCGGCATTGATTAACCGCCACGGTATCGACGCCAAAATGAATACGAACGATTGGATTTTAGCAGATGTTGCCATTGATGCGTTAAACGCATACGGGAAAGCCAACCAATTACGGGAAAAAATGGCAAACGCCCCCCGGAACCGGGGAAAGACGATTTCGATTGCCCGGCGTGTACATTGCGCCGAGCCTTCAAGGGAAAGCCCAACCCGGCGGGAAAGAATACAGAAAACCGGAGGCGTTCGACGTACCAAAAGAAGTGGAAGCAATGGCGGCGTTCTTTGCTGATATGTTCCCCGGTTCCGAAATACAAATCCAACGGGTCGATTTGAAAAAGAACCCCCGGAACAAATGCCGGGCAAAGAATAAACGGAAAGGAGGGCGACGCAATGAAAAATAAATGTTCGTCGGAAATTCCCAATATGCCGACCGAATGCGCCCCGGATAATCGACGCCCCGAAAAGATATGCGGAACGTGTCGATATTTTAACCCGGAATTTCCGGTAAATGGAAAGCCCGCCCCGGTATGTTTGGCAATAAAGGAAATGAAAGGGGGAACGGAATACAGCAACCCCCGTGGAACGCAACATTATTTTCGTTGCTCAAATGGGAGATACGAAAACGGTATAGAACAATAGGCATAAAAGCCCCGGAAACAAAGCCGGGGTTTTGCCGTTTATATACATGAGATAACAAACGTTTGGCAATGCACCGGAAAAGCCGTAAATTTGCCCCGTGGTTGAAAGATAACCATTAAGACGATAAAAGTATTGAGTTAATAACAAAAGCCTCTTAAAATGGAAATTCCCCGCAAAATAACTTGCAAACGAAAAACATTTATTATCTTTGCAAAAAAAAGATATGGAAGTTTGGAAAGATATATCCGGTTTTGAGAATTACCAAATATCCAATTATGGTAATGTAAAAAGCCTCAATTATGGAAGAACTGGAAAAAGTAAGTTGCTAAAGCCAACAGTAAGCGGTAAGGGCTATTTGCAAGTAAGGTTATATAAGTCCGGCAAACTAACTGCATTAATGGTACATAGATTAGTTGCAATGGAATTTATTCCAAATCCAAATAATTGGAAACAAATAAATCATAAGGACGAAAACAAGTTTAATAATAATGCCAATAATTTGGAGTGGTGCGATAATCAGTATAATAATACATATAACGGCAAACATAATAAAATTGCTAAAGCTGTAATACAACGTTTAAAAGCCGGAAACGAAATTGCCCGGTATAAATCCATAAGGGAAGCGGAAAGAAAAACGGGAATAAAAAATATAACGATTACCCGATGTTGTAAAGGAGTATATAAAACGGCGGGCGGCTATGTATGGGAGTACAATTTGACGGCAAAGGAGATTTGACTATGAAAAAGAGAAAGAGGCCATTAGGCTATAATAAACGTTCCGAGGAACAACGAATTTACGACATTCGGTTTTGTTCCGATTTGTTTTTGCGTGGGTATTCGTACCGGGAAATTGCGGACGCATTGAACCGGGATTTATCCGCGCGTGGAATGGGTTATACAATAACCTTTCAAATGGTTTATTACGATTTGCAACAATGCCTTATTGAGTGGAAACGGGAACGGTTGGATAATATCGACGAATACGTTACACAAGAATTGCGCAAATTGGATAAGATGGAGCAACAAGCATGGGAGGCGTGGGAGGCGTCGAAAACCGGAAAGATGCGCACCAAAGAGAAAACCAACAAAGGGAGACCAATCAAAACCGATGCCGAGGACGGCGACCCGGAATATTACGGGTACAATGAAACCGCAACCGAAACGTCCGCCGGGAACCCCCGGTTTTTGGATTTGCTTTTGAACATTCAGCAACGCAGGGCAAAGATGTTAGGGTTTGATGCACCCGTTAAAATTGAGATACCCGGATATAACGCCACGACCGACGACGATAAACCAAAGTACGATGTTAAGGCAATCCCGGACGATATGTTGTTTGCTTTGGCTGATAAATTGCAGTCCGCCGAATATCAAAAGGCATTGTTGGAGAAAGGAGGGGCGCAATAATGGCAAAGAGAATAACCGCACCCCGTCCGGGAACCAAGCAACCGGAATGGCAAACCGAGATTTGCGATACGTGCCGTTTTTCCGAATGGATAACGGACGACCATAGACACCGGGATTTAAACGGGAACCCGATTTGTTTACGTTGCCCGCATTACGAATTTTACATTGTCCGAGGTCGCCGGGCGTGTTCTAAATGGGAGAAAGGAGCAAAGCAATGAACAACGAACAATTATTGCAGATGTACGACGCAATCCGGCAACAACCGGATTTGCTTGTTAAAGCCGCCGCCCGTAAACGCCTTATCAACTTTGCCCGGTATATGCAACCGGATTTAGTATTAGAGCCTTTCCACGTGGTTTATTATACGCTTTTGGATATGTTTGCGCACGGCAAAATACGAAAGATGATTGTACAGCAACCGCCGCAACATGGTAAATCGGAGGGGTCGAGCCGAAAGTTACCCGCATTCATGGAGGGATTGAACCCGGATTTGAAAATTGTAATAGGTTCATACGCCGCCACAATTGCACGGGATTTCAACCGGGACGTTCAACGTATCATTGACACGCCCCGGTATCGTGAATTATTCCCCGGCACGTATCTAAACGGTTCCAACGTCGTAACGATGGCAAACACGTATTTACGCAATAGTGATGTTATCGAAATGGTAGGGCATAAGGGGTCGTTGCGTGTTGTGGGTCGTGGTGGTTCTTTGACCTCTAAAACCGTGGACGTGTCGATATTGGACGATGTTTATAAGGATTACGCCGAGGGTAACAGCCCAATAGTACGGGCGGCGGCGTGGAAATGGTACACGACCGTTGTACGTACCCGTTTGCATAATGATAGCCAAGAATTGATTGTGTTTACCCGATGGCATGACGACGATTTAATAGGGCGTATTGAAAAGAGCGGGGAAATAATCATTGATGTAACCCGTTGGGCTGATTTAGATAATATACCGCTGGGGGCGTGGGTGCGCATAAACTTTGAAGCGTTGAAAACCGGGGAACCGACCGAGATAGACCCCCGCCCGGTTGGGGCGGCATTATGGGAGGGGCGGCATAGCCGTATGAAGTTGGAAGCACAAAAGGCATTAGACCCCGTACAATTTCAATGTTTGTATCAAGGCAACCCCGGTTCCGCCGAGGGTCGATTATATCAGCCGTTCAAAACATGGGTCGAAAAATCCGATTACGGCACATACATACGTTCCGGCGCATACATTGACGTTGCCGATGAGGGCGACGACCTTTTGTTTGCCGCCACGTATGACGTCTATAAATCCGACAACATGGTTTTCAACGAAAAGACAAAGCGTATGGAACCGTTGTTATTTGCTTTAATTACGGATATGGAAATGACGGACGAAAATACGGACGTTACAACCGTAACCGTTCCCGCAATGATAAACCGGAACGGCACGCAAAAAGCATGGGTTGAAAGTAACAACGGGGGTGCGGGCTTTGAAAAGGTTATTAAAAAGAAAGTCCGGGCAATGACAGACCCGTTTTATCAAAGCGGTAACAAAGAAAGCCGGATAATAACAGCGTCCGCAATGGTAAACCAAAGTATAATAATGCCGTTCGGATGGGAAACCCGGTATAAAGCCGTTTACGACCATGTTACAACCTTTTTGCGTAATTTCGATGCGAATACGCACGACGACCCGGAGGACGGATTAACCGGGATTTACGAAAAAGAGATTGCCGACGGTAATATACAACCATACGCACACGCCAACCGGGGCGTTAAACGTCGTAACTAACAATTTAATTGAGATATGCAAGTTTATAACGGGAAAAGTTTATAACTTTGCAACGTAGAAGTAATACAGAGGGCAAAGGGACAGCCCAACGAGGTAACAAATGTAATTTTTAACGTTAAAATTTAAAGAGTATGATTACTTGTAAGTGTCCGGCGGCGGCTTCATTGCCCGATATTCCCGCCGTAAAATGCGCCGAAAGTTTCGGGCAAATCCAAAAGGTAGCGTTTCAACGTCTAACCAAAGACGATGGAAGCAAAAACAGTTTCACGAGCGAAAAGGCAATTACTTCGCTTGCTTCATGGACACCGTTGTTGGCGGCGGCTAATAGCACAAAAATTGTTGTTTCCCCGTATATCCAAGCCCCGACCAACGAAGCCGGAGCCGCCCGAACCTTTGGCGGCGGTAACGAAACATTGGGAGGCGTTGAGGAAATTATAGGGCGTGAACCTAACCCGTTCACGGGTGTAATGCGTAAAATCCCCCAATCAGTAATTAAGGCGATGAAAGAATTGCAATGCGAAAGTTGGGCGGATAATTTGGGCGTCTATTTGTTTGACGAAAACGGAAATATTGAAGCCATACAAGACGAAACGACCCCGACAACGTATTATCCTATTCCAATTCGTTCTTTGTTCATTGGGGACAAAACGCACGGCGGATTAGAAGCCCCGGACAGCAACGCAATACAATGGGCGTTTTTGCCGAACTATTCGGACAACCTCACAATTGTAACCCCGGATTTCAACCCGCTAACCGATTTGAAACCCGCAAACGTAGGAGGTTGACGATATGGCGGCAAAGGTTACAAAGGTTAAATTAGTTTGTCCGCCGCATGGTTTGACCGAAGAATTTGAGATTAAGCACGCCGAACGGTTGTTGCGGATGCCAAACAACGGCGGTTGGCAGTTACCTAAAGACAGCGATTTTAAATTTACCAACGACAATGGGATTGAGTATAGACGAAATAAAAAAACGGATAACGGAGCCGAAAAAGCGTAAGACGATAAACAAAGCCGTTTATCATCAACAACGCATTAATTTTCACGCCCGCACCCGTATTACGTCGTTTGACATTTGCCAACCGATTACGGATTTTATGGCATTTGTTTCTAACCTATTGCCGCATGACAAATTTAAGATGTTCAAAACATTGTTCCGTTACCCCGTTAAAACAAACGAGGTAACGGGCGTTTGTTTTGATAAGTTGAGCCGGATTTTTGACGGTCGTAACCCGGCGTTCAATTATCAGTTCCAAAACCCGGAACAAAGGGACGATTGGGAGTATTACCGCCAAGACGTATTACACGAACCGGAAATTTGGAGTACAAAAGGATGGGAGTTTTTCCAAACCGAAATAAATAGCGTTCTTATTGTCGATATGCCGAGCGAACAAAACCCCGCCGACAAATACCCGCAACCGTATTTCTATTGGTTGCCTATTGCATCCGTGATTGATTACAGAGCCGACCCGACGACGGGGGTAATGGATTATATCATATTTAGGCAAGACGGGGAACGTATCGCAGTAATTGACGACGAACGTTATAGAGTTTTCAGAGAGGACAAAAACCACAATATCGGCGAATTGCTGATTGATAACCCGCACGACGTCGGTTATTGTCCCGCCCGTTTCTTTTGGAATGAACCGTTGAGTTTATCGGAACCCGACGTTAAGCAATCCCCGCTAACCAAGCAATTGGAGGCGTTGGATTGGTTTTTGTTTTACCATATCAGTAAGCGACATTTAGATTTGTACGGTGCATATCCGATATATTCCGGGTATGAACAAAGTTGCGATTTCAGTAACGGCGAAAATGGCGATTATTGCGACGGTGGGTTTTTAAAAGACAAACAAGGGTTTTACAGATTGGACGCCGCCGGGCTTTTGATGCGTTGCCCCAAATGCGGGGATAGTCGTATTAACGGCGTCGGTTCGTTCGTTGAAATACCAATACCGGACGGGGATAAACAACCCGATTTGCGTAACCCGGTGCAAATGCTAACCGTTGACCGTGGGAGTTTGGATTATAACGTTGAGGAAGAAAACCGCCTAAAGAATGACATTATTACGTCGGTTGTTGGAACCAACGAGGAAATAACCACACGGGACGCATTGAACGAGCAACAAATACAGGCGAATTTTGAGAGCCAAAGCACGGTATTAAACCGGGTAAAAAAGGGATTTGAGGCGGCGCAACAATTCGTCGATGAAACCGTTTGCCGTTTGAGGTATGGCGGTTTGTTCGTTTCTGCAAAAGTCAATTACGGCACGGAGTTTTATTTATCCAACGCAACGGAGTTACGGGAACGTTACAAGGTAGCAAAGGAAAGCGGCGCAAGCGAGGCGGAATTAGACGCACTACAAAACCAAATTATCGAAACGGAATACCGGAACAATCCAACCCAATTGCAACGTATGTTGACGTTGGCGGAATTGGAACCGTACCGACATTTGACCCGTAACGAGGTATTGGATTTGTACGACAAACAGATTATCAGCGAAAACGATATGCGTATAAAGTTGAATTTTGCTAACTTTGTACGCAGATTTGAACGTGAATATTTGAACGTGTTAGAGTTTGGGTATAATATGCCGTTCACCTCTAAGATAAATTTTATAACAAGTAAATTTAACGATTATGCGAGTGAAAGTAAGCGAGGGCAAAACTAAAGACGTTGCGATTATCGACGTTACGCCCGAAAACTACATTGTCCCGGACAATGAGAAACATTTGTATCATTGCGTTATCGAAATTAAGAAATTCGACAGCGAAACGGGCAAACGGTTATCAATTCCCCGTATTCAGAAGTTCGGCAAAAAGGGTTATGAAAATAGCATTGCCGACAATCTGAAAAAGCAGGGTTACACGATTACCGTATTGCACGACCCCAACGAGTACATGAAAGCGAAAGCCGAGGCGGACGAAAAGGCAAAGGCAGAAAAAGCCAAAGCCGCCGAGGAAAAAGCCAAAGCCGATGCCAAAGCGAAAGCCGAGGCGGACGCCAAAGCCCGTGCCGAGGAAAAGGCAGCGTTGAAAGCCGAGATTTTGGCAGAATTGAAAGCGGCGGGCGTTATCCCGGCGACAACTGCAAAGGAACCCAAAGCCGAGGGCAAAAAGTAACCGAATATTAATTTAATAATCAAAGGGAAAGATTATGGCATTAACGATTGATGTTTTAAGGGCAAATGCGGCATTAGCGGGATTAACCGACGAACAATTGACAGCGATAACCACGTTATCAGTCAACGACGAAAATAGCGTAATAGCAAAGAAAACCGGGGAAATTTACGGCGGTTTGGATGCGGACATTTTAGCCGTTTCCGGTATCGCCAAGAACGGAACCGAAAAAACGTTTGATTACGCCAAACGAGTATTAACCGAGTTCAAAACCAAAGTTGAGGGCGCAAACGGTCTGCAATCACAGATTGACAGCCTAACCAAAGAAAAGGCACGTTTGGAAAAAGCCATTGCCGACGGTGCGACGGATGCGGAAACCGCAAAGGCATTGAAGCAAGCAAAGGCAGATTTGCAAAGCGTTACGACCCAATACAACGACCTAAAAAGCAAATACGATGAAGCCGAACAAACCCACACAAAGGAAGTGTTTGGCATTCGTGTTGAAACGGCATTGCAGACAGCAACCGCCGGGTTGAAGTTTAAGGCAGGATTGCCGGAAAGCGCAACAAAGGTTTTGTTGGGTCAAGCAATCGAAAAAATTAAGGGTATGAACCCGGAGTTTATCGACGACGGCAAAGGCGGCAAAATGTTAGCGTTTAAGGACGAAAACGGCGCAATCATGCGCAACCCGAACAATCAGTTGAACCCGTACACCCCCGGCGACCTTTTGACCCGTGAATTGGAAACAATGGGTATTTTGGATAAAGGACGCCAAGCGGCGGGCGGCGGAACCAATCCCCCGGCGGGCGGCGGTGCGGGCGGTAATGTTACCGTTGACATATCCGGCGCAAAAACGAGGGTTGAGGCATACGACGCAATCGCAAGCACTTTGCAACAACAAGGTTTGCAGATTGGAACGGCTGAATTTGACGCCGGAATGAAACAGGCATGGCAGGATAACAATATTGCCGCATTGCCGGAAAAGTAAAAGACAACACGGGTAAAGGGTAAACCCGCATTTATAAACAATTTAATTTTTTAAACAATGAGTTTAATTGCAACAAGAGTACAGAATTGGCGGATAGAGAACCCGGAGTTAGACCGTAATATGTTCCGCCCGTGTGAGTACGGCGCATTGGATTTCTTTATTGAGCAAACCAACGCCCCTAACTCAATCATTAGCCCTAATTTGAGAGATAGAGCATTAGTAAGTATCGGTAACACGGTACAAGTTCCGGTTATCAATTACGACGAAAACGTACAAGTTAGCAACGTGCGTTCGTGCGTTATTGCCGATAATGAAAATACGTCCGCATTGGTAACGCTTGTTTGGACTACTTATGCAATCGGGTTTACAATGGTTCCGGCGGCATACTCAAACAATGAGATTTCGTACCAACACGATTTTATGCGTAAAATGGAGAAAACAACCCGTGCGTTGGCGGATGCTTTGGATAAAGGAGCCGTTGCCGCATTGGAAGCGAACAAAACGCAGGTTTTCAAAACTTTGCTCAACTACACGCAGGCCGGAAACGTGGTACAAGTACCAATCCAAATGGCAACCGAGATTTTGGGCGACATTAACCCAATCATGCGGGCGAATTGTTACCCGGAATATATCCACCTTATCGCAAATGCGGGGGTTGATAGCCTAATCCGCAAGTTGGCGCAACATGGCGTTTACAACGACGTTAATAAGCGTATGGAGTACGACAACAAGGTATTGCACTACACGAACAACGTAACGGATGAAGCGGACAAAATGGGAACAATGTTTGCCGTTGCCGATGGAAACGTTGGTATCTTAACCCGTGTTGACCGTGAAGCGTACCGCCGTACCCGTGCGAATTTCCACGAATGGGACATTGTACGATTGCCGTACATTGATTTGCCCGTTGGTTCGCATTATTATACCGCCGTGGGCGACCAATCGGCGATTATGGGCGGCGCAACCGCCGATTTGACGTGTGCCGTTAAGGAGTATTTCGGATTTAGCGTTGATGTTGCCTACATGGTAGCATATAACAGCACCCCGGACACCGTGGCAAATCCGATTATCAAAGCCGAGATTGCAGCACGCAATCCGAACGAACCGTTAGGAATGCCCGTATATGTAACCAACGCCGGGGAATTTCCCGCCGGAGGTGGCGCATAACGCCGGAGCATAACGAATTGTTAAACCGAGGGGACGGGGTGGTTATCCCCGCCCCCTTATTTATTTCAAACGCAGATGTATCGATTAAAAGAAATACAGGACGCATTATTGCACGTCGTCGGGTGGGAACAATCATACGACCCGGCAAAGGCGATAGACGACAATTTAACGCAGACGGAAAGCGGTTTGACGTTTCAAGGTGCGCACCCCCTTGTTACTTTGGATAATGTCCGGGCAATCGCCCCGGATGATTTCGTTTTTCAATATCCGGTTTGGAATATGATACCGGAATACAAAACAGGTGCGAAAGTGCGACACAATGGCAAAGTATGGATTGCCCGCCGGGACAACCAAAATGTCGAACCCGTCGCAAGTGATTTTAACGACGATTTCAACAACGATTATGGAAACCCGGATTGGGGCGAATACAACTATTTATCCGACTATTTGGAAAGGTTGACCCGTAACGGTATCGCCCAAATGGTACAAACATTCACGCAAATAAAGGGATTGGATAAGGAAACAAAGAACCTATTGGAACGGCGCACGTTCTTTGACGGTGCGGGACGTATCCGGGCGACGTTGCCGAATAATCATAAATTAGTCGGGTTTGAAATTGTCCCGGTTCGTTCTATGGGCGTAACAATGAAAATCGAACAAATCGGGTTGCAAATGACGGGCGCAACCGGGGTTGTTCGTATGTATCTTTTCCATTCGTCCCAAATTGACCCGATAAAGACGTTTGATTTGAATTTTACGCAGACAAACGGCGGTTTTCAATGGTTCCCGTTGAAAGATTGTTATTTGCCGTATATCAGTACCGGAAACAACGCCGGGGGGTCGTGGTTCCTTTGTTACAACCAAAACGATTTGCCCGCCGGGATGCAGGCAATTAACATGACAAAGGATTGGAGCCGGGAGCCGTGCGGGACGTGTACGGGTTACGTTGATTTGGAGCGTTGGCGGGAAATAACCAAGTATTTACAGGTATCCCCGTTTATGATGAACGCCCCGGAAACATTCGACGAATACCCGGAGTTGTGGGATATTGCGTTGACGATGTACACCAATACGCAGAATTACGGGTTGAATTGCGAAATAACCGTTGGTTGCGACCTAACGGATTTTATCATTAAGGAAAGGCAGATTTTCCAAACGGTTATCCAACGACAGGTCGCCGCAATCATGTTGCGCACGTTGGCGATGAACCCCGATGTTAAGGTAAACCGGAACCAAGTAAACGCAACCCGGTTGGAAATACTTTACGAATTGGACGGCAACGTTGAGGGTCGCCCCGGCGGTTTGGGTTATGACCTTAAAAAAGCATACGAGGCGTTGCGTTTGGATACGCAGGGTATCGACCGTATTTGCCTTAATTGTAATAATCACGGCGTAAAATACCGGACAACGTAAGATTATGGAGGGGTTAAAGTCAATACAGGATTTACGAAACCGGGTTGCCACGTTCAACAACGGGTTATCGTCCGGCGCATACATTCAACAAATCATTTGGGACAATGACGCCTATATTGTTGATATGAACGCCGAGGAACAATTGTTTGAACAGGGTATTAACCGTTTGGGCGTGGATATTATGGATTACGCCCCGTATTCGCCGTTGACGATAGCCATAAAGGAGGAAAAGGGACAACCGACAAACCGGGTAACGTTACGGGATACCGGGGATTTTGAAGCGTCGTTTTTTTTGGAAGTCGGCGACAAACAGTTTGAAATAAAAGCGTCGGATTTCAAAACGGAGGACTTAATAAAAAAGTACGGGCGGCAAATATTAGGGTTGACGAATGAAAATATTGCTAAACTGATTTGGCAATACGTTTACCCGGATTTGCTAACCAAAGCAAAAAAAACAATATACGGAAATGGATAGAATACCGATTATAAAGAACCCGGAGTTATTCGACCGGGTTATTGCCAATATTCAAAAGGGATTGGCGGACGGGTTGCCGTGGCTTAACTATTCCTTTGGACGTTCGGAACGGTTGGTTAAGTTCATACAGGGAAAACGATATTACACGCCCAATATTTACGTCGGCGGCAACGAATATATGTTGATTGCCCCGGATAGTAATATAGGGAATTTTTCGTTTTTTGTGTTGGACGACCCGCAACAAATTGATTGGTTCCCCGGCGAAAAAAACAAATATACAACGCCGTTTTCGGTTATCTTTTGGTTCGATATTCGGACGATAACCAACGACCTCAATAACCGGAATACGGAGGCGGTCAAACAACAAATCATGCGGGTATTGAACGGCGGTATTTGGTTACGTTCCGGTTCCATGAAAATAAACAGAGTGTACACAAAGGCGGAAAACATATTTGCCGGGTTCACTTTGGACGAAATAGACAATCAATTTTTAATGCATCCGTTCGCCGGGTTCCGATTTGCCGGGGAATTGGGAATTGATGAAACGTGTTTAACTGATTAACAACAAGTATATGAAAGCATTTTTATTTTATACGGTCGTGGTTGCTTTGGTCGCTGCATTCGGGTTGACCTTGTTACGCAAATGGGGCGTTATCGAATGGGTGCAAATCCACGGTAATGAGTTTTTCGCAAAGATGTTTAATTGTGATTTCTGTTTGTCCTTTTGGGCGGGGGTTGCTTTAGCAATCCTTTTGGCATTTATAACCGGGAACCCGACGTTGTTGTTGGTCCCCTTTTGTTCCACAATGATAACCCGTTTTTTGCTATGAAAACCGTTAAGATAGGAGAACGCACCGTTGAGATATACGACGCAATCGACGAATTGCCGATGTTGCGATTTCATAAGTACAACAAAATGTTGTTAGTTGATGCCGGAATTGGTTCCGATTTGCAGGATTTCGACACGCATATTGAAAAGGCGATAAGATACGCCCGGAGTAAAACCCCCGAATTGGCGGCAATTGAATTGGATAATATGCGGCAAAACGTGTATTTCATTCAAACCGGAATAAGCCCAAAGCATTTGGCGTTTGCCGTGTTGGTTAAATCAATCGACGGGGAACCGCACAACGATTTGTCCGACGATGGGTTGCAAAAGGTCGTCGATATGTTCGGCGATGTTCCCGTTAAAGAGTTGACCGCCCAAATGGAAGCGGTCAAAAAAAAAATAGATGAAGAATTGCAAATGTATTTCCCCCGGTTGTTCGACGATGCGACGGTTAAAGAGTATTACGACGAATTGCGTAACCGGACAATGTTAATGTTGGATGCGATTATAAACGGCGATACAGAGGACAAACGGGCGGGAATTGATAAAATAACGACGATGTTGTTGTTATATAATCGCCCGGTTGTTTTTAGCGGTTCCGATAACATGGAAATTCAGTACGATAAACAATTTGAAAATATGTGTTTAACCATATCGCAACATTTGCACGTACCGGAACCAAAGAAATACACCGTATTGGAGTATTACAACGCATTTGAGCGGATAAAGGAGTTGTTGAAACCAACCAAAAATAAAAACGGCGTCAAATAAGGCGATTTGCGGCGTTGTTTTTCTTTGGTTGATTAACTACATGGAAAAGAAAAGATAATTTAATACGGGGCAAATTGCCCGCAAATAACGTTAAGTATGGCAGATAATAACAACCCAATAAAATATAGCGACCTTGTAAAGCCCGACGATAGTATTACAAAGTTGATTGCGCAATTAGACCAATTAAGCGACGCATATATGAATACGTTGCAAAATATCAAGTCGGAAGCAATAACGGTTAAGGCTGCATTGGAGGGCGTAAGCGGGGCGACCGAAAACGGACGTAAGACAATCCGGGGGGCGTCGAACGATACCGACAAATTGACACGGGCGGCACGGGATTTAGCATTTGCGGAAAGCGAGAACGCAAAGCGATTGGCAGAATTGAAGCAAGCCCAAAAGGAGGCAAACGAGTTGAACAAATTAACGACCCGGTTAAATCAGTCCGCCGAGGGTTCATATAATCGTTTGTCCGCTCAATACTCAATCAATAAAATATACCTCAATAATATGACGGTTGAGGAAAGGGAGGCGACCGAGGAGGGGCGCAAATTGGTTGCCGAAACAAAAGCGATTTACGAGGAAATGAAACGGTTGCAGGAAGCGACCGGGAAAACATCCCTAAACGTCGGTAACTATTCCGACGCCGCAAAAGGGTTGACGACCCAAATAGAGAACCAAACGAAGCAATTAGCATTGTTACGATTGGAGGGCAAACAAGGAACCGCCGAATATCAGCAATTGAGCAAAGAAACCGCAATGTTACGAAATGCGGTTAAGGATGCGACCGATGAAATTACCCGCATGGCGTCCGATACGTCCAATTTGGATGCCGTATTAGGTTTGGCGGCTGGTGCGTCCGGTGGGTTCGCCGCATTTACCGGGGCAATGGAATTGTTCGGGGTGGAAAGTGAAGACGTACAAGAAGCGCAAAAGAAGTTACAGGCAGCAATAGCCATTACAACCGGGGTGCAAGCCATACAAAACGCAGTACAAAAACAATCCGCAATTATGTTGGGTATTTCCCGGCTACAAATGGCGGCATTGAGCAAAGCGCAAGTTTATAACCGCCTTGTTACCATGCAGGGAACAAAGGCAACATTGGCGGCTACAATTGCGCAAAAGGCTTTCAATCTGATTGCCGCCGCAAATCCGTATGTTCTTTTGGCGTTGGCATTGGTTACGGTTGTGGGGGCTTTAGTTCTGTTTGCATCTAATACCGATAAATCGGCAAAGAACCAACAAAAACTTAACGAGGCGCAAAAGGCGTGGTTGGATTATTTGGAAACCGAGGCAACCGAAATGAACCGGGTTAGCAACGAACGTGTCGCCCAATTGAACCGGGAATTAAACATTGCTAAAGCCCGTAACGCTTCATTGTCTGAAACCCGAAAGATTGAGGACGAAATATTAGCCGAGCGCACAAAGGCACATAACAAAAGCGTTGGTTTTTACGGTCAAGAATTAAACGATTTGGAAGCGAACCGGGCAAAGTTGAAACAACTAAACGATATGTTGGAACAACTCAATAACGCCAAAGCCCGTGGAGATAAGAAAGTTTATATTGATGTTGATTTAGACGGCAAAATTGATAAAGTTAAGGTTGACGAAGCAATTGAAGCCGTGCAGGGTCAAATAGATAATACCGGGCGGGCGGTTGACATTGCCGTTAATCTGAAAACCGAGGGGGCGGATTTGGACGCCGAAAGGAAAATACAAGCCGCCCAAAGAGCAAACGAAAACCGGAACGCCGCCAAAGCGGAAACGGATATATTGCGCAAAGCCGAGGACGCCCGGATTGCCTTAATTAAAAATTCATTCGACCAACAACGGGCGCAACGTCAAGCCGCCAACGCCCGTGCGATTGCCGACATACAATTGCAGTTGAGGACGGAACCCAATTTAACGGTTAAGGCACGCAAAGCGTTAAACGACCAAATTATTTTATTACGGGAACAATTGGCGGTTGATATGGTAGATATTGCCAACCAACAACGGGCGGCGGAATTGTCCGCACAACGGGCAACGCAGGACGCCCAAATTGCATTGATGGCAGAGGGGGCGGAAAAGCAACGGGAACAATTGCGGGTTGAGTATGAAAGGCAAATACAGGACATTAACACCCGGTTAGAAACCGAGCGGGGATTAACTGAAACGCAAGTTGCCGAATTGCTTAACCAACAATTACTTTTGCAACAACAATACGCAAAGAGTTTGGGCGAATTGAACGACCAAATTACAATCGACCAAATGCAAGCCGCCGCCGACCGGACGCAATTACAATTAGACGCCGCCCGTGAGGGTTCACAGGAGGAAATAAATTTGCGTATTCAGTTGTTACAGCAACAACGGGCAATCGAATTGGCGCAAAACAGGCAATTAGCCGAGGACGTGCGCCAATCGGAGGCGGATATTAACGCCAAATACGATGCCGAGGTATTGAAGCAAACGACCGAGTTAAACCAACAACGGGCGTTAATGCTATTCGACCAAACACAAGCGTTGGAGGCGTCCGAGTTTGATTTAATCCGCAATTCCGAGGAACGCAAAACCCGGTTCCGGTTGGCGCAAGAAAAGGCACGGTTGCAAAAGATTTTAGAGTTGAACAAAGCCGCCGGGGTTAAAATGACGGATGCCGAGGTTAAGACAATCAAAAATACCATTGCGAAAATCGACCAAGAAATTGAGAAAAGCAAAGGCGACGAACGGGGTAACGACATATACGGATTGTTCGGGCTGAATTTGGACGACGACCAAAAGGAGGCAATAAGTACGTCCGTTTCCTTTGCCATTGAGCAATTAAACGGTTTTTTGGATGCAAAGGTACAAGCCGCCGACGCCGCCGTTTCCGCCGCCGACAAAGAGGTTGACGCAAGCCAACGCCGATTAGATGCGGAATTAGAGGCACGGGCGAACGGTTACGCCAATAACGTTGCAATGGCTCAAAAGGAATTGGACGTTGCGAAAAAGAACCAAGAAAAAGCCCTAAAGGAGCAACAAAAGGCACAGAAAGCACAGGCGGCAATACAAACGATACAACAAATTGGAAACCTTGTAACGGCGTCCGCTTTGATTTGGTCGCAATTGGGGTTCCCGTTTGCAATCCCGGCAATTGCTATAATGTGGGGTTCCTTTGCCGCCGCCAAAATCAAAGCCGCCCAATTATCCAAATCAGCCAACGCCGGGGGTTCGGAAAGTTACGGCGATGGTACGGTTGAATTGTTGGCGGGCGGTTCCCACCAATCCGGGGACGACGTGGATTTAGGAACCAAACCGGATGGAACCCGGAGGCGTGCCGAGGGCGGGGAATTTTTCGCCGTTATCAATAAACGTAATTCCCGCCGTTTCCGTCGTTTAATCCCGGACGTAATAAATAGTTTGAACCGGGGAACATTCCCCCAAAAGTACCTTAATGCCTACAATACCGACGGCATTAATGTAACGGTTCAACAAAATAACGCACCGGATTTGCGGGATTTAAAAGACGATGTAAGGGAGATTAAGGAACAAAACCGCCGCCGTCGTTACGTCGATGGCAACGGCAATGTTATTGAGGTTTACAAGAATTTGACACGTAAAATTAAAAATTGATATGAACCCGATTTATAGACATTCATTTGTAAATGCGTTTTTAGCGAACGGGGCGATAAGTAACACAACCGGGAACATAAACGGGAATAATACAAATTTCTATTATACCCGTACTTTTGTCCCGGTTGGGAATGTGTACCCCCGCAAATTGTTTCAGAATTACACCCCGCAAGCCGGGGGCGCATTTTACGATAGCAATAAAAAGATTATCGGCGGTTGGGGAAGCGACCCGACC